CACACCTCGCGCGGGGCCGCTAACAGACGGGGCCGCAGTGAGGCGCTCTTCCAATTTGCCCATTTCCCGGTAGACTTCTGCCGGGTGCAGCGTGGACAGACGCTGAGATTCCGAAGGATTCGCGGAGAGATGCTGGAGGAGTTGCACGCCTACCGGCGACTCCATCGCGAGATATTGCATCGGGAGTGACATGGGGACATCCGGGTCCAGTGTCGCGTCGAGGTCAGGATTCTCCGCCCGGGCTTTCGCGAGACGCTCCTGCCACTGCGCCGTATGGGCCGCATGGGCCTCACGCTGTTCCTGCTCCTGGTAGTACGCCTGTCGTCGCGTTTCATATTCGTGCTGGCGGGCGTCCGTGACAAACGTCGCCAACGCGGCCGTGTAGTCGTCGTAATTCTCAAACTGCTCAGCTTTCGGGGCACTCGGCATCGACTTGTACCGCGCCCAATCAGGCTGCGCGTCGGCTGGCACGGCGGCGGGGGCCGCAGCAGGCGCTGGGGCCGACAGTTCAGCCACCCGCGCCTCGGCCGCGTCTGCCCGGCGCTCCGCTTCACGCTGTTTGGCAATCGCCGACTGGACGGCCACCCTCGGATCGCGTCGACGCGCTTTCGACACGGGTGTGGGCTCGACGTCGGTAGACGCGGCCTCACCCGTGGGCGTCGGGATCTCGTCGGATGTCGCCTCGACCGGAGCCCCCTCAGACGAAGCGACGTCCTCTGACGGTGGCGTCTCAGTCGGCGTCTCCGGAGGGGTCGCCGGGAGCGCAGGGGCGTCCTCCGCAAAGGCGAGTGCGATCTGATCCGCACTCTCGTGATTACTATCGATGGTGATATCACCGGACGTGACGATTGCGGCCTCTGTTGGCATCATCCTCACTGCGACACAACGACAAAAAGGACGTGTGTCTGACCTTATCGCGGCCAGTCACACGTCCCCTTGTCGTGTGCCCTCTGTACGTGTCGCCCCTCAGGGTGAAGAGCTGTCGGCACGGTCATGACCCGCGCCCAAGCGACACGTCAAAAAATTGTTGTTACTCTTCTAGCACGGGTATTCCAGATAAATCAACGATTCCGCTTCCCGAGCCCTGGGTATTTCGCCACCACGGCCCGACGAATCCCCGCTGGACGCGGCGCATTATGCGCGAGTTTTAATGCCGATTTCGCCCGGTCTCTGGTATTAATCGGAAAACTCCCCTTCGGGGCACCGCCGGACGGTCCTGCGAAACTTTTCACCGTGGGGTAGTTGCCCACATTGCTGCCGCCGGGCTTGGCACGGGCGGCACGGACGGACGCTGAGAGTTTACGGGCCATACTGTCCTCCTCTTCTCATGGTATCGGCGTGCGTGTAGCGCGACGGGTCCAGGCGAAACCGAGGCTCGATGTCGTACCGGTCCATCAAGGCATGACACGCGTGCGTGCTCAGCGTGAAATACGTCGCCTGCGTCATCTGGAGTCCCTGCCCCACCTGTCGCGCGTGCGTGGCGGCGACATCACATATCTCGGGGCGCGTGGCATAAATCGCACACTGCTGGTCGTCGGTCAGGTGGACACAGTGGCCGTCTCTGGTCGGGACGAGCCCGGCGTCGGCGGCTGCCCGGCAACAGGCCCCGCACCCGGAACAGGCAAAGGTCATCGCTGCACCCTATTCCGGCCACGTGCCGGACGCGAGTATACGCTCAAAGCGAGCCGTTCGCTCCTTGACCGCTTTTTCACTCAAGTAGTACCGCGCCTTCTCATGCTCCTCCTGCACTGCCGTGTAGAGGCTGTATTCGTGTAATATTGATCCAGGCACGCCATGCGCTTGCAGCCAGTCGGCGATATGGGCCAGCAGATCGGCAACTTCCGCATCGTCAAGCTCTCCCAAGTGTCTCCGTCTGGCTTTACATCCCTTCACCCTATCCCGTCCCCTCGCGATAGCGCCTATAGTGGCGCGACTTTGTGGACGCGGGCATACGCTCAATGGTGCGAGTCGTTTGCTTCTTGACCGCTTTTTCACTCAATTGGGGACGGCGACGATGTGTTTCTTCATGGACAATGGTGTCCAAGACCCCACCAGGGATCGTGCGTGACATCGTCTTGTTAATCTTGATCGCCTTTTTGTCCCAATCAATGCTGCCATAATCGCGCATCCGGTTATCGACCGACCGTTTGTACTGCTTCCGCATGATCTTCTGACCCGCTGGCATCTTGTTAAGCAGAATTTTTGCCAGTGCCGCTGTTACATCGTCGCAGATTTTACACATCCCATCATCGTCGAGCGGATGGCCTGCATGGCATGTCCTATTGCCGTCTCTGACCCGTAGGCACCGGTCGTGTTGACAGCCAGGCTGATCAACAAAACAAAAATCATCGGGTACGTGATTCATGCCGTCCTCTAATGCACCGTCTCGGAGCGCCAGAGCCAGTGGTCATGTATAGCCATCCGACGCATCCCCTGGAGAATGCTATCCGGATGGATATGCAACCAGAAACACCAGAAACTGAGTTCGTCACTCGGCCGCGAGAGAAACCGCCGAGCCGAGAGCGCCGCATGGCCCTCACGGCTGATATCCCGATACCGCACCACACCATTCGGGCCACGGGTGCGTTTCGTGCAGTCTTTCACCGCTTGCAGGAGGACGGCCCGTGCCAACGCGCGATACGGCGTGAACGGCCCGACGTCCTGCGTCCCCGTCAGGACACGCGGATCATGAACCGCCGCGTTCCGGCGCACCGAGCTTCTCGACGCGATCATCGGAACCGGGCACCCGTGGCCCGTGGATCACGCCAGGACGCCATCGGGTGGCCCCCGCCCAGGAGATTCCCGAGGCGCTCCGGGGACGGGGCCTGGCGCAGGCCCGTGCGCGCGAGCTGAGGCCGTTGGGCAAACGCCTGTCGCGCAAGGGCCTTCGCCCGGTCGCCGGAGGCTTTCAGTTGGGCACGTCGCGTACGAGACGGGACTCCAGGCATCGGCTGCTCCTTTAGAACGAAAATGTTTTCTCTACCCGGACCGCAAATTCCCCACCGGGGGTGCGCTCGACATTCCCATACCACCCATTCTTCCAATATTCGACAGTGGCCCCAGGCCGCGCTCCTCGTCGTGTGGTCACACGCGCCTCAAGATCGCCGCCCCCGACGCGACGACGGCCACGCAGGGTGATGGTGTCCGGGCCTCTCGGCCCCCATTCACCGAAGCGCACATGCTCACCGAGGAGATTCCCCAACCTCTCCGTCGTGGACGGCACACGAGGCCGCTTAAACGGGCGTGCCATAGTCGGGCCCTTCCTCTGGCGACAGGGGACGGCTCACCCAGGGGGCCTCGGTGCGCGCGGGTGTCCCGGACGCCTTCATCTGCGCGAGCGCCTGCGCCTGGACATGGTCACGCGCCTTCATCTCCTCGTCGTATTGCCATTGGCTCTCGGTGCCCACGCGCTTGGTCGTCGCCTCAAAGACCGCCTTGGCTTCGTCGGCCTGAATCTTCATGTGCGCGATGGCGAGCTGCGTTTCGTTCTTCATCCGCTCCATATCCATCCGCATCTCCAGGTCGGCCTGCTCCCGCTGGGCATCGGCCACGAGACGCTGCTGCTCACGCGCGGTAATGGCCTGCTCCTTCACCGCATCCGTCTCGATTTCGCGCGTTTTGGCATCGAGGGCTTTGGTGAGCTGCTGCAGCATCTGCCCCTGCTCCGCGAGTTGTTGTTGGAGCTGTTGCGCGTCCGGTTGTCCGGTCTGGTCTTGCAGCGGCGGCGGGAGGAGTTTCTTGACCCGCGCGGCGGCTTCGTGATGTCCGGGGAAATCGCGGAATTTCAGATACAAATCCCCCAGAATCGGAAACAGGGCCGGGTTGGCCTGGAAGAGCTGCCCCATTTCGTCGGCCCCCTCCAAGGCCCGCGACTTGTAGCTGCGCCCGATCGTCACGACGACGCCATACCGCCCTTTCCGGAGGTCGTAATTCCACGTCTCGGGCGACATCGGCGGCACGCCGGGGACTGGACCGCCCACGGGAGGAGCCCCCGCGCCGAATGGCGGGGAAGGCATCCCTTGAGGCGGCGCGAGCGGCCCCCCTGGTGGAGCGGGTCCAGGCGGCAGGCCACCCATACCGGGTGGAGGCATGGGTCCGACCGCCCGTGGACGCTGGGTGCGCGGATCGCGCAGAAACGGGGTATTCAGCAAGACCGTCTCCGTCTCGTCTTCCTGGTCGAGGATGCGGGCCACCCGGCCGGGACGGTCATAAATACGCGGAATCAAGTCGAGAATGACCTTGGCTTCATAGGTGAGGCTGATCTCGGCCAAGTTGTCGAGGAAGTGCGAGCTGCCCTGCTCGTATTGCTGTTGCAGGGCGAGGACCGACCGGCCACTCCGCGCGGTTTGGCTCTGCTGGCCCAGGGCGCTCTCGAAGGCACCGGTTCCTTGATGGATGAATTCCCGCGCTTGCTGGAGGAGCACCATCGACGGACCGAGCCGGGACGTATCGACCTGCGTCCGTTGCGGCGGGGGCGCGGGCGTGCCGTTGAGGCTCACGTTTTTATACCGTAAATACGGGAAATTCCGCACGTTGGCGAGCTGGAATTCCTGCTCGTGCCCTTCCTCCTGGCCTTCGACCATCAGATAGGGCGCTTTACTCTCCAGTGAGGCGAGTTCGACCGCTGAGCTGGCGGAATAATTGAGAAGCCGCGCGGCATCCTCGTTGGGCTCGATAATGCCGACCCAGCGCCGCTGTGCTTCAAAGGGAATCAATTCCCGGCCAATGACGGGAATAATGGGAATGTAGCGGCCGTCGAGTGTCTGCGCCGGGGCGAGTTCCTCGACCGCATTCATCGTGGACCACCACAGCGTCGGCACCTGCTCCTCGATCGCGCGTGCGCCGTCGCCCTCGAGGATTATCCGCCCCTCGGGAATCTCATCCTCGAACGCATCGCTGCCATCGTCGAGGAGGACGCGGCGGCGGGTCGCATATTCGAGCCGGTAGTATTCGGCCACGCGCACCGCACGGCCGGCGGAGTCGGCTTCGCCCGTCACCCAGTTCGGCGTCTTCATCCCGACCAGGGATAACTCATCGTCGTCAAAGGCGGCCATTTGGCTGTGGGGATATTTCCGCACGTAGTCGTCCCAGGGCATATCCTGGACGAGAAACGCCCACTGGCCGTCACTCCCATCAGCTTCCTGGGCAAACGGGTCCAGCACGACACTCGCTTGCTGCAAAATGCGCTTGATGGTGATTTTCTGGTCGAAGGGGCTCCCCGCATCCGGGTCCGGCTCGGTCAGGACGCGGTAATACCCTCGTCCACATTTGACCGCGCGCTCAAACGCCCAGGTACGGGCGAGACTCGCGCGACTCTCCACTTCAATCCGCCGATAGAGGCCCTGAATGACCTCGGCGGTCTCGTCATCGGCGTCCTCGGACACCGGATGAATCTGAATCCCCAACTTCGCGGCCCGTTCCGCGTTCAGCGTGAGCTGAATGGGCTGGTCGAGGCTCGGAATCGACAGCATCGGCCGCTGCGGGAGCGCCACCCCGCCGACAATCTGCGGCTTGCGCTGCTCTTTCACGTCATCCGGCCATGCCAGCGCGGGCACCTGAAACCGGAGCGCGTTGACTTCCCGTCGCCGCTGCTCTTCATCCGCCTCCACCCCGACCCGAAAGCGGTCGAGGGCGCGGGTCATTTCGGTCGGCGTCATGCGTCCTCCTACATCCCCATCCAACCCGCCTCGGTCGCGGGCGTGACCCGGACATGCACGGCGGTCGGCGTCCGGGGCGGCTGATAGCGGACCGCCAGTCCCCGAAAGGCGTCCGCGCCATGACTCGCCCAATCATGCACCGGCCGGGCGGTAAATTCTCCCAGGCGGGCATTGTAATCCCGGCGATAGTGCATCAGGGCCTCAAGCCCGGCCCGCGTCCGGGTGGCGTCAAACCAGCACCGCCCGAGCAACAGCCGCGCCGCGTGAATCCCGGCCTCGACCTCCTGGCCTTTTTCTCCATGCACGCGCGGGACGACCGCAAAGCGAAGCCCGAGACTCGCGGCCACGTCCAATCGACTCTTCCCGCTGCCCAACTCGCGCACGGCAATATCGTGCGGGGCCCAGTGGGTGCCGTACACATAGCCTTTCCGCTGGAGCATCGCGGCATAATGGGGCAAGCCTTCCCCGCTGGCTTCATAATAGTCAATCAGCCGGATGTCGCCACTGCGGGTGGATTGGCTAAACCAGATCGCGGTGGCGTCTCCGACCCCCAAGTCCCAGTCCGTATCAATGGGGAGCGCCGGATCGAGAGGCACCGTCGTCACGCGGCCCGCGTCCCGCGCCTCCTGCAGCTCGGCCGCGTACACCGCGCCCTTGACCGAGGCTTCAAAACTACACTCAAATTCCTGGGCATATTCGTCGGCCGTCATCACCGAGCGGGCGGAGGCGAGATAACTGGCGTCGAGAATCCCGGTCTCACTCGCCTTGCATTCGCGGTAAAACCACTCCGGGTGCCCGTCGCGCTGCGCGTCCCTCGCAAACATGGCGATGTCGTAGAATTGATTCTTCCCGTTGGGCGTGCCGAGAAACAAGGCGCTGCCCCCACGGTCCACGAGGGTCGGGCCAATGACCTCGGAAAACGTCTTGGCCGGATGCAAGCCGTATTCGTCCAAAATGACGCGGTCCAGATACAACCCGCGTAAGCTATCCGGGTTATCCGCGCCGTAAATGCGGGACTGGCCCCTGTTGGGAAAATCCGCCCGCAGCTCGGACTGGTTGAATTCCACCCCCGGGACCGGCCTGGCGTAATACTGCATGTAATCCCAGGCTACCGCTTTCCCCTGGGTATAGGTGGGACCGATATAGGCGCTCCGGGGCCGGTCGTGCGGACACTGGAGCGCCATCTGCTGCGCTAAATTCACCCCCAGTACCGTTTTGCCAAACCGGCGGTGACAAACCAAGACGCCAAACCGCTTCTGCCGCGCTAATTGCCCTATCTCCCGCTGCAGCGGTCGCGGGGTGTAGGGAATCACTACCCGCTGCGCGGTCGTCATGGCGTCTCCGGTACCCGCACCGCCTCCACCGTCACCGGGGCGTCCATTTGCTCGTGCTGGAACACAATCGCCCCACTATGGTCCACCCGGTCCACCAAGAGCCCAAAGTGCTTCGCTAGCATCTCCAAACTCCGCACCTTATCCGCGAGCCGCACCCGAAAAACCTCGTCGGTCTTGTCGTCGCCCGTGGTGAGGTTCCGCTTCACCACGTCAAAACTGCTCACGGCCCGCCCCATGTCCGCCGTCCAGCGGCTCGGGGGCTTCATCCGGCCGTCCGTATCGAAAAACTCCCGCATGTCCACCATGCTTAATGCCCGGAGTTGGTCGAGTACCGCTACGGCCGTGAGTTCCGCCCGGATCAGTTGCTGCCGCTTGCGCGCCGTAATCTCTGCCTGGATGTCCGGACGCCGCATCAGCTTGTATCCCTGCTTGGACGCGTAATGGCGGTCGCTGGCATTCACATACCCAACCGCTGCGGCGGCACGCGTGGCGTCGAGGTCCACGAGATACTCGTTCACAAACCGCTGATACTTGTCCCGCATACGCTGTGTACTATACGCCAGTCCTGGGGATACGCGTCCCTCTTCCGACGCGAGCGGTTGCACGGTTGCAGGCCAAACGGAGGGGATAGCCATCGTTACGGTGTGCACGGACAGGGAAGATATCTCTCATTAAATGTCTCAAGTTGTCCCATAAGTGTCACGCTCGTCACGCCGTGTGGACGTACTTCGAGATACGTTACAGAAACATAAAGCAGTACCCGAGAGACTTTTTCCGTGAGGGGCGGTCGCCAGATCGGTCCTTATATTGGTTCGGAAAACGCAAAGTCGTTTTCTCTTTCTCTTCGCCGTTCGATGTGTCTCCTGACCAGACCGAAAACCGTCGATTCCCCAGCAAATCATAGACCTTCGCTTACGTAGACTCGGTTAGCTCACTTTCGCCCGTGTCCCAAATCGCCGTAAATGGCGATTTGGCCTTAGCGAAGGTCACGCCAACTTGGGGTGTTTCGCCTCGCAGCGTCGCATAATGCGCGTTGTGTTTACTTGGATAGTGCATCCTGATCTGACCCCGCTGACACCCTCCAACGAGGCCGCAAGACGTTGCAATGTCACAGCTTACAAAGCTACACGTCATTACTAGCAGTCTAGCACGAACAGCCGCCGTGGGTTCCCTGGGGTTCCCCTTGGGTTCCCTGGGGTTCCCGGGGGTTCCCGGGGGTTGCCGGGGGTTGCCTTAGCCGTATTCTCTCACGCGCGGGACCGCCAGCGAGTGGCGATGATAGCCCGTTGTGCCCGTTCAGCCGCATCGGTTTTTTATTTACTCCTGCTGACTCCCCCTCTCTATTCTAGAGAGAGGGGGAGTAGTCGCGCGAGGACTCCCGCGACCGTCGCGTCACACCATAGCAACGTAAGCCGTTGACAACGCAGGGGTTACAAGGACAGCGACATCGGACATCAGCCACCGAATCAGCGGTCCCCACACGACCGGCGAGCGCGACAGTCGCGCTCCCTGATTGCTGAATTCCTTAGGAAAAACGCATAACCGGAGTGCCGAGCGCGACTCGAAGGGGTCAAGTCGCGGTCGAGTCGCGCTCCGAGTCGCGCTCGAGTCGCGCTGGTGCAGGATGCCACTATCCCCAGTAACCGAAGGAGACTTGACAACCAACAGCGCTGTGGGTTAAGGTGAGTCTCGCGCTCGGACTCGAACAGGCACTCGAACAGGAACAGGTACCCCACATGACACGATGGCACCGCACCGACACCGTCCCAGCGTCCGCGATTGTGTGGCAGGGACGCTCCGCGTTTGACAATGCGCCGATTGTCGCGATTATCACCGGGCTAGATCGTGGGAATAAGAACCGCAAAACAGGAGCAGACCTAGCGCAACTGTGGATCGTCCGATCCGACATAAGCCCGCTAGAGGCGATTAAAACCGGCGCAGATCGGTCCATCTGCTGGATCTGTAAGCATCGTGGCGACGGTACCGGAAAAGGCCGCGCCTGCTATGTCGCGGTGAAGAATGCGCCACGGGCGGTCTATGAAGCTTACCGGAAAGGACGCTATGTCACGATGCGCCCGTCCGACGTAGCCACATATTTAGCGTCTCAAAGTATGGGAGTCCGTATCGGTGCGTATGGAGACGGGGCCGCATTGCCGCTCCACGTCATAGCCGATCTCACTCACGGGATTTTCCACACCGGGTATACACACGCATGGCAGTCACGTCCAGACCTTCGGCCATGGCTTATGGCGTCCGTTGACACTCCGACAGAATACGCCATGGCGAAGCGCTCCGGCTGGCGTACGTTTCGCGTGAGGACATCGGACGAGCACCTGGATTCGCGGGAGATCGCCTGTCCCGCATCGGACGAGTCAGGCAAGCGTACATCCTGCGACCATTGCCGATTATGCGATGGATCACGCCATGCTGATCACCGCAAGTCTATCGCGATCATCGCGCATGGTATCGGCATCTCGTCCTATGTCAGCTTACGATCCTTGTCCAGCCGATAAGGGGAACTCGCACTCGCACTCGCACTCGCACTCGAACAGGAACAGGAACGTGCTTATGAAACTGAATACGGACCACATTCTTGGAAGGAGCAGGCAATGCCAACACGTGAAAACAGATGCACGTTGACGCGGGATCA